AATAACATTTTAACCATTATTTCGCCAACCAATCCAATGAATTGTTGTTCTTTGGTTCCGTTAAATTCAAAACGTTGTCCCATTTCATTTTCATTGACAAACGCCCAAACGTCGTTTTTTAATTCTTTTGGTATGTTGTATTTTTTATAAACCATTCAAAACAAATTGTTTTAATTCCTGGAACTCGTTTGTCATCATTAAACCGCGAATTTGAAATTCGTGAATGTCGCCGTTTTTAGTTTTGGCGCCAATTTCTTTTTGACCATTTGCCGGATTTCGATATACAAAAAATTCTTTTAAGCCTTTTATTTTTGTAAATCCAACCGGTTTTTGTTTCGACTTGTGCTGAACCATGAAACGATCAATGTATTTAATTCCGTTTTTGTCGGTGTTTCTTAATTTAAGAATTGACAAAAAATTGTTTTGCCAAAATTCGTCATTCCTTAATTCTTTTGCCACGTTGTAAACCTCGCGTAAATTATAGCCGTCCAAACGTTCGATTTTATCCAAACAATCCAACCATTTGTTTTTTTGTGCGTCTGTTTTAGGCCTATATTTTAAAGGAAATAATGATGCAAAATGCGAAAACGCCTTTGTTGTTTTTTCTGAATATTGGCGCTTTTTGGATTTTGTACTATTATTATTATTTATATTATTATTATTAGTTAGTATATATATATCCTTTAACTTTTCTTCAATAGGGGTGTTTAACTTTTCTTCAATAGGTGTTGAACTTTTCTTCAATAGGGGTGCAATGTAAATTCGGCGTTGTTTTATTTGCTTTGTTCCAGGTTCATATATCATTTTTATTTTAATGAATCCGTTCTTTTCTAAATTTGAAATCCATTTTGAAATGCTTGTTTTTGAAACGTCATAAAGATTTGAAAAATATTCATTGGACGCGAAACAAAACCCTTTGTCGTTTGACAATGCGGTCAATTCGCCGTACATTAATTTTTCGTTTGCTTTTAAATCTTTACAATAGCGCACCGGCGCCGGTATTATTGCGTAGTAATTTTTGTTTTCCATTCTGCCAAAAGTAAAAATTTTTTTTACAAAATCAAATTATATTTTATGTCATCACAAAACGAACGCAATTCGTCGAATATCTTTTTTAACTGATCCAATGGAATTTCGCCGTCTTCGTATTTATACCATAATAATTCAATCAACAAATCGAACTCAACACGCGTTGATTTGCCTACATATTCATAAGTGACCGCCAAATTTTCCGGCGCTGATTGTGTGAAACGGATTTTTTGATTTTCCGCGTCAAAATAAATTGTGTGATATTTCATTTTTTAGGTTGGTTTTTTAATTCATTTTTAAAGTATTTGTCAATGACATTCACGCAATCGTCAAAATCATTGGTCCAATATACGGCCCAATTGCAATTTTCTAGCCATTTAAGCCACTTTTTTTGGTTGTCCGTAGGTTTATTATATTTATATTTTAATTCGACCGCTAAACCGCTAAAATGCGCGTTTGGTGTAAAAATCAATAAATCCGGTATTCCAGGCTTCGCGCCCAAATATTTCATTTTGTATTGTTCGAACTTTGTTCTTTTGCCCTCATTCATTGGGTGCGTAAATATGGCGTTGGGATATTGCATTTGTAAATAATTAATAATTGCACGTTGCAATTTATCCTCTCCGCCCAAATATTTTTCATAAGGATTTGCCATTACACAATTGCATTGTCTAAAGTTTCAATAATATTTCGCAATTCCGCCTTTTCAAAAGTTCCACTCAATTCGTGTTTATACGTTTTAAATGACAATTTGAAATGGTCTTTTTTAACCTCTTTTATTTTAATTTTTATTTGCATTTTATAATCGTTTTAATTTTTTAATTTCATTTTTTAAAATGTCGTTTTCAATTACTAAACAATTGTATTTATATAACATTGATTGTGGCGTTAATTTTTCCGTTTTAAATTCAGATAAAACCGCGATTTTTAAACTCTCAAAATCCGCTTTAAAAAATTCGTCAAACCTCAACCAATCGTTAAAATTTTTTAAACAATAAACAACCGACGCGTGATCGCGATTGACCGCCGCGCCGATTTTTTTAACTGATTTTTTACTCGTATGTCTTGCAAGCCAAAAGAATGCACCGCGCGCCATTACAACTTCACGTTCGCGGGTGTCTTGTTTTATGTCGCAATCAAAATGTTTATTTACTTTTTTTATTAAATATTTTAATTCCATTTTTTTAAATTATAAAATTAAACTCCCGTCGTCGTGAAAATCGTTCCAAATATAACCGGAAACAATGCCAGTTTCACAATAAATTTTCCAATCGGCAAACGCACGTTTCCACGCTTTACGCCCTTGTTCAATAATTTCGTCGCTTAATGTGTAAACCTCAACCGAAAACGGATAATTCGTTTCAACGGCAATGAATTTAAAATTGTCAATGCCTAACATATCACAATAAAACGCCGCTTGTAAATGATAGCCGTATTTGTAAACGTCACGTCGAAACGCCATTGGCGCGTTATCCTGGCACGTTTTAACGTCCGAAATAAAGTTTTCAACGCGGTTCAAACAATCCGGCCGAACGCGTACGTCCAAACCCTCGTGTTTTGAATAGTGCGACAATTCGATTTCGCCTTTGCAATATTGTTGCGCCAAATCGTGATTGCGGAAATTGTCCAATATTTTAGTTATTTTTTCGTGATCATCAAACGCAACTAATTTTTTGCCCTCTGCCTTTTTTTGTTCAATGGCGAATTGTTCTTTTCCGGCTTTTGTTCGTCGGTCAATTTTTGGCATAACGTGAAATTCTTTGTAGTACATTTCCGGTTCTAACATTGCGCAATGAACCGCCGTACCTAATGCCATTGCCGAACTTTCAAACGGCTTTTGATTAATAAAATGATATACCGATTTTTTATGTATTGATTTTAAACCGGACGCGCTAATTCCAGGCGCTGAATGATATTGTTCGTTTGTGTCAAATTGTGCTTTCATTGTGTCAATTGTTTTGTGTCAACGTTGCGGTCAACTAAATAATAATCATTAATTTCTGAAATAGTCATTTCTAATTTTTCGATTTTGCTTTGCATTGCATTAATACGCAAATACAAAAATTCAATTGTGTTTTCCATTTTCTTATTTTTAAAAAAGGCGGATTTTTAGGCCTGCCGGTTAATTGTTTTTATTTTATTATTATTATTTCGTTTGTATCTCTATTCCAAATTTTATATGTAAATTTTTTTCCTCCATCAATTTGAGTAAAATATTCTAAACTAAATTTTGAATTTACATTGTTAGAATAAATGCTTTCAATTTGGTTTTTTGTTTCGTTTTCGATTATAAAGTGTAAAAATTTCATAATTGTTTTATTGTTTAACACTTCAAAAGTAAAAAAATATTTTCAATTTCCAACAACTTTTTTAAAAAAAAATAAAAAAAAATCAAAAAAAAACGGCTTTCAATCTGAAAACCGCTTTCGTTTTGTTTGTCATTTTACCGATTAAAATGGCAAATCGTCGCTTGCGTCGGCGACTTGTACCGTTTCCGGCTTAACGTATGGATCGGATAATTTAATTGAAAAAAACTTTCCTTTGGCGCCCTCTTTAATCCACGCCGCGATTTGTTGGTCCGTTCCGTCTTGCAACTTAATTGAACCGGAATAATCCGGTTGATTTTCGCTTGTTTTGTTGGTGTTTTTAAATAAACTTCCGTTTCCGTTTTTGTGTTCGTAACTCATTGTTTTTGTTTTTAAATATTAAACTTTTTTATTAATTGTTCGCGGTATTCTTTTTTCATTTTAAAGCCGGCCAATACCTTTTCCGCTTGTTCTTTTGTAGCTTTTAACGTTGCGTTGAATTGCGCTTCCGTTAGCCATTTTTTATTGTCGTTGTCCTGGTTTTTAACGGCGTTTTGAACCTCGTTTGCTGATGCAATGGACGTGTCAATTCCGATGCCTAAATAACCCAATGCGCGGCCCAATGCCGACGTGAAACCGTTTTCAACGAATGACGTTTTGTTTATGTAGGAACTATCTCTATACTCTTGAGAATGTGCCGACGCCATTTCAACGCCTTTTGTATCGCAAATCGTGACTTTGAAAATACCTTCCTTTTCGTCAATGTGAACCAATTGTTCGCATATTTGCCAACCTTTAAATGTTGGTTCCGTTCTAAAATGTTTTAACCGTTCATTGACGGTAATGTACTCTTTTCCTTTAATGTTAATTGTTTTCATTATTCTAAAATTTAATCGTTTATTTTCAATTCAAATTGTGACAAATTAAAATCCGCATTTTGCAAAATAATTATTTCGCCAATGGTAAATGATTCCGGATTTTGTAGTCTTGACTTTAACGTTGGCATTGTGCAGTGTAGTAATTCACAAACGTCGTATCTTTTTAAATTTAGGCGTTTCATTTCCGCCTTGAAATGTGATTCAAACATTGTTTTCTTTTTTAAGATTGACCACAAAAATAAAAAATTATTTTCAAATAAAAAAAATATTTGCAAAAAAAACCGCCGCAATTCAAAAGAAAATACGACGGCCGACAAACAAAAACAATGTCGTTTTTTAGTTTACAATAAAGTCAATGTCCACGTCGTCGTCGTCATTTGGCAAATGTGATTTTAATTTAAAAGACGCGTTTTTAACGTCGTATTTAAGGCCGTCAATAATTGTTGTTTGTGGATCGGTTTCAAATCCGGTCCAATAAAACCAAACTTTGTTATGCATTGATAGCGGCTGAACTTTTAAATTTCTAAATGAACCCTCGTAACGTGTTAAAAATTCGCGAAAATCATTTGCAATGTTTTGATTAACAATGTCCGTTGTGCCTCTAAATAAATTTACGCCATTCCAAATTCCAAAATGTTCGCGCGTTCGAAAATTAATTGGAAAAATAAACGGCCTTGACTTTCTTGTTTTTATAGATGTTTTTGTTCCGGTGTTAACTAATCTTGATGTGAAATTTTGGTCCGCCGTTTCCGGTTCCGCCTTTTTTTGCTCAATTTCTACATTGTCGAAATATGTTGTTTCATAATCTGTTGCCGAACAAACTGTATTATAAATTTTTAATGAAATTGACCGCGATGTGCTTGTTCCAATATTCAAACCTTCATTGCTTAATGTTGTTGAATAATTTATAAAAACGTTTGCCTCTGTTACTGTTATTTCATTAACATAAGCCACGCCACTTTGAAATGTTTTTTCCTCTGCATTCCATGATTTTTGGCCGTCCGCGTCTGTTGTTGTAATTGCAAATTGAAATGTTGATGTAACACTATTTGCAGCTGATGATAAAAATTTAATATAATATTTTATTTTAAATGTAAAATCATCATATAAAACATTTTGTGGATTGAACGTGTCTGTTGTAAAATCGAAACAAACTGATTGCCCACTTGTTGGCGCGTCGTCTGTTAATTTCATTGAACGCCGGCCTTTAAATGCAATTTCGTCGGTTGCAATTTCGGCATAAGGAGTTATCAATGGAAATGGCGGTATAACACTTCTTATTCCTTCAATGTTCCAATCATAAGAACCATATTCAAAACCAGAATTGTAAAATGACGATTTTGTTTTAGGATAAATTCCAACATTTACGACTTCGGAAATCGGTTGTAAATATTCACGCGCCAAATCATTGTTTATTGCTTTCAATTCATTGTTATTGTCGTATAAAACCGGCAAACGTTTTGTTCCTAAACTTGTGGCGTCTTTGTCGTATGTTCTAAAGTTAATAAATTCTTTTTTAGTGTTATTTAATTGTGTTGAAATACGGTCACGAATACCGGTTGGAACAACGCCGGTATATTGAACCTCATTAAAAATTTGGTCTTTGACGTAATAATCAAAAATATTTGACGCTTCAACAATATACCAACGATTGTAACTTTGATAAATACGACAATTAAACGTTATTAAAATTATTTCCAACATTTCTTTTGCGGTATATAAACCAAAATCGCCTTTTAATTCTGAATAACCAAAACCTAATGTAAAACTTGATTCTAAACCGGTTTCGGTGCCAATTAAATTTTGGTTTATATCTGCCGCAATATAAATATCCAAATCCAAATCCAAATTTTCTAAAATTTCTTGAATACGCGTTAAATTAGTTTTTAACGTTGGCGCGTTGTCATTATTATAACAAATAGGCGAATCAAAATTGTTTAATGTACCTAATCCGTCAAATGCGTTGATTGTAATACCAAACGGCGGTGTTGTCATTTTTTCTTTGTAGCGGTCCACAACTAAAAATCCGGACCAATACGCACCCCAACGATAAAAATTATCGTCTGTTATGGCGTCCGCAACGCACGACAACGATTCAACTTCGCCGCCGTCCTCAATAACGCGGTTTTGATAATATGTTGAAATAGTTTCGAAATTATTTAAAACGTTGTCCACGCACTCAAAAGATTCACACGTTCCGCCGTCGGCTTCGACGCGGTCCGCGTATATTTCGCCTTGACTTTTTGCGTATGAAACAACAACCTTAAATTCGCGTTCGTCAAACTTGTAAAAATCGTCATATTGAATTGTGTCGGTAACCAATAAAGACAATGTACATTTTGAACCAATAATTGGTTTATAAAAATCGTCCGATGATTGCCACGAAATTTGAACCGGATTCGCGCCGGCTATCATTGGCAACACGTCGCCGGTATAATCTTTTTTTAGAATTTCAACTTTTTTTCCGTTTCCTAAAACGTCCGAAAAAATTAATCGGTATTTAACGCCGTACGCCATAATTTAGTTTTAATATATTCGACCGGCCGTTTCATTGGCGCGTTCAATTGCAATGAGTAAATCTTGACCGTCAACGCGAACGGAACCGGTCACGTTTACGTTTGCAGCGCCACCGGCGCCACCAATCATTCCTTGTAATTTATTTAACGGCGCGATAACTTCCGGATTTGACCGCGCGCCTGGATATTCCCCAACCAATCCCATTGTCGGACCGCTGACAATTCCACCGTCGGCGAACTTTGCAAATGTCCCACTAATTAACGCGGTTGCGCCGGCTATTAATGCCGGTAACATAAACGCCGCAGCCGGTCCAAAACTTTTTGCCGTTTCTGTTGCGGCTGCCGTACCGCCGGCCATTGCGATTTTTAAATTGTGTCCCAAAATTTGTAATGCGTCTTTTGCTAATGTTCCAACAAACGCACCGGTTGCCGATTGCGCACCGCCAAACATATTTGTAATTGAATTACCAATTTGTCCAAATGACGCGTCAATTTGACCGCCAATTTTTTGCATTAATTCCGCCGCCGTTTGTTGCTGAATCATGAAATCCATAAAACGAACTTTTTTCGCTTCTTGATTTGCGATTTCGGTTTCCGTTTGAATGGCGTTAAATTCCGCGTCTGATGTTATTTGTTGTTCTTTTGCATCGGTGTCAATACCTTGAATTTCTAATGCGCTGACGGCTTTTATTTGTTTACGTTCTTGCGCGGTTTCTTTGTCGTTTTCGACAATTTGTTGATTTGCTTGTTTATGCTTTTCCAATAGCGCTTCAAAATCAAATCCGGCGCCCTCGTCTTGCGTTGGCGCTGCAACTTGTTGAGATTCCGCAGCTGCTTGTTCTTCTAAAACCGCTTTTCGTTCTTTTAATAAAGTAATATTTTCTTGTAAACGTTGTTTGTTTTGTTTATATGCGCCTAATGAAATGCGGCTTCTTTTCGCTTCTAATTCTGCCAATTCATTTTCGGAACTTTTTAGATCCTCATTGACTTGAACAATATCTAATTTTCCGATTGACGCTTTTGTCGCTTCATTTTGCGCCTTTTTGTAACTTCTTAACGCTAAAACAACCGCAGCAATTGCCGCAGCAACTGCCAAAATTGGATTTGCAATCATTGCCGTTGTCAATAATCTAAAACCGGTTGCCGCAATTCCTAAAACCGGACCTAATGCCGAAATTCCGGTCATTAATTTTCCGAAAATTACGAGCAATGGACCGGCCGCCGCTAAAATTCCGGCCAACTTTAAAATCATGTCTTGTTGTTCAGGCGATAATTCTTTGAATTTTTCCGATAAATCTTCGATAAATTCTGACAAACTTTCGACCGCATCTGTAACCGCTGGCATAAGAACAATACCTACTTCTGTCAATGAATTTTTCATTGTCGCCATTCCTTTGTCAAATTTAAATGACGCCGATTCAGACGTTTTTTGAAACGCTTCGTCCGTTGCGCCCATTGTATTGTTTAATGCGTCAAAAATTTTAACATTATCTTCGGCGCCTTTTCCGGTTAAATCCAAAACCCCTTTTAATGCTCGAATGTTTGGAAATATTGCCGTTGCGTCCATTCCGGCCGCTTTCAAACGTGCTGACAAATCCAACAACGTTGGCATTAAACCCTTTTGTTCTAAAGATTGTGCGATTTGTTCTTGCGACGTTCCCAACGCAACCATTGCTTGCGCGCTTTGATCTGTCGGCTTTTTTAATGACGCTAAAATTGCGGTTAATTGTGTTGCACCAACCGCCGCGTTTGTTCCGGTTCTTGACATTGCAGCCAATGCCGCGCCGACTTCGTCAAATCCAACGCCCATATTGGACGCAATCGGAATGACGCCGCCCATTGCGCCGGCTAATTCTGACGCCTCCAACTTACCTTCACGAACCGCAGCAACCAAAATATCTGTCGCGCCGGTTGCATTAAGATTTTCGACGCCGTACGCGTTCATAGCCGACGTTGCCAAATCGGCAATTGTTTTCGTTTCGCCTAATCCAACGGCCGCCGCTTTTAATGATGCGTTTAAAACGTTTGTCGCTTCGGCACCTCTTAATCCGGCCGACGTGATAAAAAACAACGCTTCGCCGGCTTCGTTTGCACTCCGTCCGGTTTCGGTTGCCATTGTCTTTGCGGCTTCGCCCATTTTTGCAACTTCGCCCGCAGCAATACCAACCAACGATTCAATTTGCGTCATTGATTTGTCAAAATCCAATGCCAATTTTGTAGCGGCCGCACCGGCTGCAACTATCGGCAAAGTCAATTGCGTAGACATTGAACGCCCAACGCTTTGCATTTTTTTTCCGAACGAATTCATTTGAGAATTTGCGGAACTTAAAGCGTTTTTTAATTTCGACGAATCGCCGGTAATATTAATTTTTAGATTTGATTCGGCCATAAAGATTATTTTAAACAAAAATACAAAAAAAAAGACGCTTTTATTTTAGGTAAAAATCACGTTAAAATATACATAATTACAAAACATTATGTAAAATTAAAATTTAAAAAATTCTTTTAATTTGTACGAAGGTAAATTTTGATTAATGGACTTTCTCGAATTTTTGGTATAACGATACTATAAAGGGGTAAAAAGCGCTTAAAACGGCTAAAAATAGACTTAAATCAAATGTTTGTTTTTTGTGTTTTTAGTGTTTTTTTGGCGTTATTTTAGTGTGATTTTCTTTGTCATTGATTCGGCTTTTAGCTTAAAGGCTTCCATTTGTTCGCGCGTTGATTTTGGTTTATCACGTTCTTTTTTACGTTTTTTATCAACCGGCAATTCAAACAATTTTTCCGGTTTTATCATTTGCGATTTCTTTTGACAATTAACATTGTGAATCATTGTCGCCAAATATCGTGTTTGTTCCCAATTCAAATTTATATTGTTGTGATAATGTTCCGCCAACAACGCATTTTCACGCCACGTTTGCCGCCAAAAATCGTTTGGGTGTACGCCTATTAAACCAATATAATAATCGGTTAAACTTTGGAATGTTATTTCTTTGACGGCTTCGGCTTTCCCACTTCTTTTGTGTCGCCGCTTAAGCTATTGCCTAAAATTTTAGATTCCAACATTGTTTCAACAATGGCGTTAATTTTGTCCGGTTCTAAATCGTCGAGCCACGTCCCAACCTTGAAAATATTGTAGTCAATTTCGTTGCCTTGTTCCTGGTCATTTGCTAAAATACCGGCGTAAACCAACGCGCGTAAACCTTTGATTGAAATTCCTTTTGTGAATACGTCCCCAATTTCGTGTAATGGAACGCCCAATTGTTCCGTAAATTCGGACCAAAAATTCATTGAAAAATGTAATGTTCGTTTTTTGCCACCGACATTGATGTCGATATAACCTTTGTGTTTGTTTGCCATTTTATTTGTTGTTTGTCGTTAATAAAAAAAGCCACCGCCAAAAAATGACGGCGGCTAAAATAATAAACTTTTAAATCTTTTTAATTTGTTGATTTGGTGATTGCACCGGTAATTGTGATCGAACCGCTATATGTTACGGCCGCTTCCATTTCTGCCGACATTTCAACACTTGACAAAAACCCTTCCGCAGTATAAACCGCGTCGCCGGTTTCGGCCGTTCCAAATACACACGTTAATTGAGTACGCGCCAATAAGAAATCCGCCATTTCAATAGCGTTTGAACTGTCATCATAGGCAACTAAACCCTCAAATGATATTTCGCCGCCTTTAACGCCGCCGATATATTCAGAAAATCCGTTTGAATCTTTTGTTGTTGCTTCCGGTGTGTCCATTGATAGCGACATTGAACAACTTGTTGTGTGTCCAACTGTTGCACCCTCAACCGTTAAAATTAAATTTGTTCCGTTAAAAACTCCCGTTGTAGCCATATTTTTATGTTTTAAAGTTTATTAAATTTTTTGTAAATATACGAATTATTTATTTTATTCATTCGTGATATAATTAACGCCGGCGAACTGATGAACGCCCTCGTCTTGTATTGTTATTTCGTACGCGGACCAATCCGCAATTGCTGAATCGTTTTCGTCACGCCAAAAAACATCAACGCAAAATTTATCGTATAAAACCGGCGGTGTGATTTCGTTAAAATCGTCGTCGTATTCGCCGTCCGTTACAACAAAATAACCAATTTTAACAATGGCGTTTTTGTGTGTTGGAAATTCGTTGCCGTCGTCGTCGGTTTCAACGCCTAAATTTGTGATTAAAGAATCAACGATTGATTCATTTTCAAACTCGTATTTTTTAACTATATGCGCCATAATTATAATGTTGTTAATTCTATTGCTTCTGCTTCTGTTAATACTCTGTCATAAACTCTTGTATCGTGTACTTTGCCCTCATAAGTAAAACCATTTGTTGAATTCGCAAAACTTAATCTATTTAGATTTATTGGTTTTGTAAAACTTGTATCTGTAAAATTTAAACTCCCATTTATATAAATTTTAAAATTATTATTGTCAAAAGTAACGAGTAATTTGTTTCTTGTATTAAATGTTATATTTATTGTCCTAATCACTTCTAACCCTCCATTATTACCCTCACATAATACATCTATAACATTTGATGATGCTCTAACTTGAAATTCAATTCTGTTATCTGATGTACTATCACTTAAACTAATATATCTATTTGAAATTTCATTATTAAATGGTGTTATATCTACAAAAAATGTACCCTCTGTAATATCAAACAAATCACTATCACCACCATTTAAACACTCATCTTTTTGTCGTGTGACTGTTCCGCTTGTTGTTTTAATGTAGCTTGTAGGATAGCTTCCTTGTTCTAATTGCGCACCCCACGAATAAACTTCCTGTAAAAATGAATTATCAATATAATAACCAATATAATACAATAAATCTGTTGCACCATCGTGATTAAATTCAATTTGATATCTTTGCCATTCTTCTGTTAATGCTATTGTTTTTGTTGAAAGACTTC